AATAAGGCCTGACGGCCAACACCTGTATAAGTAGCCAGTATTATTCCACAGCGTTCGCGGATCGCCTACCCCTGATTTTCGATTTCTCGTGCCGCTAGTCGCAAGAGCCCCTCTAGCGCGGCCTTCACCGTTTGTCGGCGGACTTCATCGCGGTTGCCGGGAAAGTGCTGAACCTCACTGGTGACCGTCTCGCCAACGCCCCACGCCAGCCACACCGTACCGACCGGCTTGTTCGGCGAGCCACCGTCCGGCCCGGCGACACCGCTGACCGCTACGGCAAATCGCGCCAGGCTTTTGTCCTGGGCACCACGTACCATCGCCTCGACCACCTCGCGGCTGACCGCCCCGACTGTTTCGAACAGCTCAACCGGCACATTCAGTTGCTGAGTTTTCTGCCGGTTGGAATACGTGACGTAGCCAGCCTCAAACCACGCCGAACTGCCCGGGATCCGCGTTATGGCTTCGGCAATCCCGCCACCGGTACAGGATTCAGCGGTGGTGACGTGGGCATTGAGCAGTTGCAGACGTCGGCCAAGGTCGGCGGCCAGTTGAGTGATCTCTTTCACGGCGAGCTCCGGATCGTGTGGAATGCCTCCACCGTACACGAGCCGGTTGTGCTTTCAATACACAGACTCATTCAAAATGTTCGGGCGCCAGCGCTCTGACATACGCCTGACACGCCTGCAAGGCGATCAGTCCACGGTCGCCGGTGTCGGTGATGGCGATAATTCGTTGAGCATGCGCCGGGTCAAGTCGGGCGCGTACGGTTGCATGATCCACGCTGCCGGCGCCGGCGGTGGCTGGCACGTTGCAGCCTGGAGCAATGTCGCTGGCGTCGAGAAGGACTGACAGGCGCACATCAGCAGTGGCAAGACGATCGCGCAGGCGATCCTGATCACGTTGGGCATCGCTCAGCGCTCGATAATGGGTTTGTTCACTGGTCGCGAGCCGCTGCTCCAGCGCCAGGCGTTTATCCTGCTCGGCCTGTTGCGCGGTGGCGGCGGTCTGCGTCAGTTGATTAAGGGTTTCGGCGTTTAACCGGGCCTGCTCGGCCAACTGTCGGCCGTAGCGCCACTCCTGAAATTGCCAGGCCGCTGCAAAGGCACCAGCAGCCAGCAACACAACGGCGATCACTCGCCAGGGGATTGGCATAGCAACGCCCTCGCCCGTGCCCAGATTTCCAGGCGATCCTGCAGGCCGTTCAACCCGCCGTTGATGCGACGGGTAATGGTGTTGAACTGATCGCGATCAGCCAGTTCGTTCAAGCCGTTCTGTTCCCAGAACCATGCCGCAGACTCGGCGGCCCATTGTGGCTGTTCGAGCAGTTCGGGCAGGGACAACAGACGTTCATCGCCGAACAGGCCAACGCTGCACTGGCGGTAATTCGAACGGCCAGTAATCTGGATCAACCCGCGTCCGCGGTATTTTTGCCCGTCGCCGTCAGCCTCTGGTGTGTTGCCCAGACGCAAGGCCAACGTACCGGTGTCGTATTTGCTCAGGTATTGGTTGTTGCCCAGTTCGCGCACGTAGCGCAATTGCCCGGACTCGTGACCGACTTGCGCAAGGAACGCCGCGACGCGTTTGGGCGAGTCGATGTGACGGCGCGCCATCGCGCTGTTGAGTGCAGAAACAAAAACGCCCGCTTGGGAGCGGGCGTTAGGCATGATGTCGATAAGGTTGCTTTCAGTTATTTGCATAATGCTTGATCCTCCCTGGATATTGCCCCGATTGAATCACGGTTGACGGCCAATGCCTGTCAGCCATTTTTTTGCCAGAGTTTTCAGGGTGCCGTCCGGCGTATGTTCTTCGGGTAATGCAAACACCCAACCGAGGGTGCCGAAGTTGGCGGTCCAGTCGATTTGCGGTGCTGGAGTGATTTCAGTGATGTCGACCCAAAGCAGATCCGGGTGAAACATCTCGGCCATATTGCCTTCGGTGGAGAACAGTTCGACCACAGTGCAGTTGACGATGCGTGCGTAGGTTTTCATCAGGCGTACTCGTAGATGATCACGGCGCCTGAAGCACCTGCGCCACCAGGTCTGCCAGGTTGACTGGGTGCGTTGGCAATTCCTCCCGCACCGGAACCGAAACCGGAGCCTGGTGCGGCCAGAGAGCCTGCTGCGCTGTTGCCAAAACCGCCTCCACCCAACGGCGAGCTGCCACCGTGCCCAGCAAGGGTCGAGCCGTTGACAGAGATCCCGGGAGCGCCCGCGTTTCCCGCGTTGTTGACGATGTTGCCTCCACTGGCCGACTGGCCGGGATAGCCTCCGGTATAAAGTCCCATCCCCTGGTTCGCAACAAAGCCAATCCACGGCGACCCTCCACCACCGGCAGCCGAAACCAGCGAGCCGAAAGAGCTGGTGCCTCCTCCCCCGGCATTCGCCGCGGCCTGTCCCGCGCTTCCCCCAGCCCCCACAGTGACAGCCTGACGAGAACCAAGCGCCTCGGAAGGTAACCACGCTTCAGCATAACTACCGGAGGCGCCGCCACCCACGGTTGCATATTGGGAAGTTGTGGTCGCCCCGACTCCCGCACTTCCACCACCACCGCCCACAACCTTGACCAGAACGTGCTTCGTCCCGGCTATCGGCTCATAGGTGCCGGATACGGTAAACGTCTTTACCCCCAACAACCGGCCGCTCGCAGCATTACCACCGCTCGCATACACCAGCACCCAACTGTCCAGCGCCGCGCTGTACACCACCGAACACACACTGCTGCCGACAATCTCCGCTGGCCGCAATGCACTCTGTCCAAGGCTCAATAACGGCTTGGGCAGCAAGCCATTCGGTGCGAACGTGCTGGCTCCAGTGTTGGCATTACCAGCGGTAAAGCGCAGCGCCAGACCGTCCTTCAACGTAGTGATGACCGGCACGTAGTTGGCCATGTACAGATTGGCGGCGCCGATATCGGTCGCATGCTTGCCTTCACCGGCCTGACTGATTTTTTTCAGCGCCTGCAATAGCTGCGTCGCATCGGTTTCGTTTGGTTCAAGACCCGCAGATTTGACGACGTTCAACAATTCATCGGTAACGCTGTTGCCCCAGGTCGCCGGGATCAACGATCCGGGCAATCCCGCGACAACATCTTCATTGACGAACTTGCCGTTCACCAGCCCGACGCTGGGAGCGCTTTTTGGATAATCCATTTCAACTTCCCTGATGACTTACAGCGCAGCAGCCAACCACTTCGGCGCTACCGGCCGATGCTCGCCGAACGGAAAAAAGGAACCCTGCGGCCAGTCGCGCAATTCACGGCGATACGTCTGCAATTGGGCATATTGCTCTGTGGTCAGCGTCGTGCCGCCGCCGTCTTCCAACTCATCGCGATCACGCGCCACCAACCCGTCGGTGGCGGCCAGTTGCGCAGTGCGCCAACGGCGCTCGGCGTCAGCCGCTTCATCGGCCGAAGGAGGCGCAGGATCGACCAGAATCGGATAGCCGTTATCCGCACGCACGCCGATCACTTTTGCCGCAACGGCCAATTGCTGCAGCAGCGAGATCCAGTAAGTCTGAGGAATCTCGATGACATCGTCGGGAATGTCAGTTGAGTTGATACCCGGTACATAAACGCCCCGGGTGCTGGCGCTGAACAAAACGTTGAACGGATTCATTCAATAGCCCTTTGCGTAATAATTGATGCCCCAACCCGCAGCGACGCTGCCGCTGTAATCACGAACCTTGAGCTTGCAGCCTTGTTGCTTTCCAGAACCCGCAATCAGGATGACCATCGCCCCGTCACCGCCGGCATGAGTGGCCACCAGAGAAGAAAAGGCTGTAGGAAAAGAGATTGGGAAAATAACGTCGACTTCGCCCTTCGCATCAGTTGTGCCGACACCCCATTGCTCAATGTTGCCGCTGGCAAACCGTTGGTAACCGACGTTGCCATAGACGCCCGAATGGGCCGTGGCATAACGATCGCTGATCGACCCTCCGTACAGCCGCCATTGGCTCGCCAGTTTGATCAGGCATGCGGAGTCGCCGAGTCCGAGTTTCAGCGACCCGAACGTGCCGTTGCAGGTTTCAATTTGCTCGTTTGCTGCGGGGTTGATGGTCAGAACACCGTTGCCCGCATTGATCACGTGTAGCGTGCTGGCATGGGCAATGCCATTGATGGAGGGCAACGTTGCCGTGATCGGCGTTGCGCTGGCGAAACTCGCCACGCCCCCCACGTGGGCTACGGTCAGGACAGTGCTGGTCGGGTAAGAAACGAAGCCGGAAAACTGCAGACCCGCGCGGGCGACGAACTCGGTAGTGGCAACCGCTTTGCCTTGATTGAATTGCGGCGCCGTGACGAACAGGTTGTTGCTGCGCAGCGCACTGAGCAGTTGATTATTGGCGGCCTCCGTCGGTGTCAGCCCTGCGCTCTGGATGACCGTCAACAACTCTTGCGTAACACCATTACCCCAACTGGCCGGAATCAACGACCCTGGCTTGCCCGTCAGTAAATCTTCATCGACAAACTTGCCATCTACCAACCCGGCGCTAGGAACACTCTTTGGATAATCCATGATTCAACTCCTTGTTTAAAAATGCCTGAGACCAGTCAATCCGCATTGGCGCCCCACCATTGCGGTGCTGTCGGGCGAGAAACCGCCGTCGGGAAACCTTTAGCCTCAGGCCAGTCACGCAGCGCCTGGCGGTACTCCAGCAACTCCAGATACTGCGCGGCCTTGAGCGTCGTCCCACGCCCCAGCGCCTGTTCGTCGCGATGCCGCGTCACCCACCATTCAGTGGCCGACAGACTGGAATGACGCCACGTTCGCGCTGCCGTCAAAGGCTCTTGCTCCTCGACGACAGTTTCAGGAATGACGACAGGATTGCCCATGACCGGTAACGGCGCGAGCTCATGGCGCAGTTCACTGAGGGGCGCGCCGATATCAACGTGCATGCCCTCCGGCACCTGCACCATCGTCTCGACGAAAGCGGGGGCAAACAGTTGGGCGATCGCATAGTCACCGGTATCGATCAGCTCCACGGCGACACCATTTTCCACTCGTGCATAACGGGCCATTATTCGTACTCCCAGATTTCACAAAAGGCGTTGCCGCCGGCACCGCCCACGAAGGAATTTGTCAGATGTGATGAGCATGAACCGCTGCCTCCCGAGCCACGGATGCCTGTTACTCCCGGATTGTGTACGCCCTTGTATGGACCGCCTCCGTCGAACGGACTCGCGGCTCCACCTCCGGAGAGCATTCCCCAGTTAGCGTTGAACATTGCGTAGCCACCGGTGATGCCACGTGCATTGGCGAGATTGCCACCCACCGCGTCTTGGCCACCGAGGCCACCTTGAACATACCCGGAGGCAGAAGTTGAGGTATCAATGTTCAGGATCTGTGCACCGCCCCCGCCTGCCACGCTCATGAATGAGCCGAAGGAGGCCCCGCCGCCGCCCAGCCCCATCGTGGGGCCGACCGCACCACCCGCACCCAACGAAACAGGCACGCCGGCAAGCATTTGTGGAGTCACGTCATACAGACTCTCCGCATAGGCACCCGAACCACCTCCTCCGCCAATACGTAAATTACTGGCGGCAACAGGCGCACAACCACCACCCGATCCACCCGCCCCGACCAGCCGTACACGAATCCGTTTGGCCCTCGGGTTGGGCTTGTAAACCGTGATCCCGACCGTCTCGATCTGCCGGACCGCCAGCAGCCGCCCGACCGCGTCGATGATGCCGTAGCCACTCAAGGTCGTCGGGGTGTTTCTCAGTTTGGTGAAGTCGACCAGAGCACCGATCGCGGTCGCCAACTGATCGGTTTTCGTCTCATCGGGAGTCAGCCCCGCCGCCTTGATCGCATTGAGAATTTCCTGTGTGACGCTGTTGCCCCACTCGGCCGGGATCAACGATCCCGGCGTACCCGCCACCGGGTTTTCATCGACGAAGCCGCCGTTGACCAGCCCGACTCCGGGAATACTTTTTGGATAATCCATTGCACTGTTCCCTGCGCTGAATCAGTTGGCTACGGCTGCGCCGGGAGCGACCGGCCAGGTGATCTCGTCGGGGAAACCGATCTGTTTTTCGATACGGTTCAGCTCTACGCTGTAGAGCTTCCATTCGATCAGCAGCAGTTGTTCGTCATGGCTGGCATCGCCGATGTCTTCGGCGTATTGCAGCGGGGCGATGCGCAGGACGGCGTCGCGCAATAAGACATCACGCAAGTCGCGGCTTTGTTGTCTGACGCTCGCCAGGCGAGTCTGCTCATCCAGCACCCAAGCGTTGTCCCGCCAGACATGGAACTCGCCAGGCCAACGCTGTGCAGTCAGGCTGTCAGGCAACTCCCCCAGTTCGGTCCAGATTTGTTGAGCGCCGCCGTCCTTGCGATAAACCACACCGCGGCGGTCAATCACTTCACGGGGTACGCCGTTGATGAGCGCCCAACTGCGACCGGCTTCCGACTCGGGCAACTCGTACATCAGTTCGATGGCGTTGGCGGGAAGCTGAATCCCGATTCCGGGCGTAACGGGAAACTCGACGGGGCCGGACAGAGCGCCCGAGCCATCAAATAGATAATTGAACATGACGTACCTCAGATAAGTTTGATGCGCCCGGGATAGGCGATGTTGCGGGGGCGCGTAATACCTCCATGGTTCAGCAAATCAGCATCCGAGATTGGAGAAACCAGCTCTGAAGGTGTGATGTATTTGACGGTAGCGCCCGCGTAATCGGCGTAGTTACCCATATCGAAACCCAACTGGGTCTTCTGGGTACCGATGTGTGTCGCGAACAGAATATTGTCGCCAATGCCATTGTCGCCCTGAACCAAAGAGCCTTTTTGCCAAGACCCCGGCGCCCGACCGGTATCGACCAGACCGCCCTCGGCCAGTACGCGCAGAAACTCACCACGGGCTTCTGGCAAGCGGAAAGTCGTGGCGCCGTCTCCTGGTGTCCACGCACCGCCGCGATCGGTTTCAGAACGCAACATCCCCGACTGCTGCGCGTGGTCCCAAAGCCATGGCCATTCCGCGCGGTTCATTAAGGAACCACTCAGCGCGGCATAGCCACCGGGCAGTACAGCCAATGTGGTCTCAAAGGCTATGTGCCCAAGTGAAGAGCCATCCAGACGACCGACTGGCCACCAATTGCCCGCTGTATCACTGCGCAAATGCCACCAGTCACCGGCTCCCATCAATACGAGAAACGGATACCCGGAAGCATTTAGGTGGGTGTGAAACTTGATCGCATCACCGCTTGCACTTCTCACGATCAAGCGGTTACCGCTGTTATCGACGCGCCGCACAATGACATCACGCACCCCCAAGCTGGTATTGGCTGGAGGCAGACTGACGGTCAGTGCGCTGGCCCCGGCATCGATCAGAACCAAGCCCAACTCATCGGTGGTCAATGACCTGGACGCTCCAACCCGAGTAATCACAGAACGCATTGGGCTGGCGTTGCTGACGATCGACTGAATCGCCTTGAATAATTGGCTAGTATCCGCCTCTGAGGCCACCAACCCACCCCCTGTAACCACACTCAAAATTTCTTCAGTGACACTGTTGCCCCACACCGCCGGAATCAAAGACCCCGGCGTACCCGCCACCGGGTTTTCATCGACGAAGCGGCCATCGACCAGTCCGACGCTGGGGACGCTTTTTGGATAATCCATAGGTTGTTCGTTCCTTTGAAATGACAAATGACCGGCGTCGGCAAAACGTTCTCCGTCTACCTGTTCGCGGTCTGTTTTCTGAAAATAAAAAGCCCACGTTGAAGTGGGCTTGGGTAATGCGCGAAGAAGTTTGCAAGCAGCCGTCAGGACATCCGCGCCAACCACTTGGGTGCTTGCGGACGCGATTCGGCGTCAGCGGCATCGTTGGCGCCGGGCCAATCGCGCAGGGCCTGACGATGGGCCAGCAACTTCGCAAACTGCTTGCTGCTCAGACTTGTCTGAACTCCGGCATCCAATTCGTCGCGATGGCGGGTCACCAGCCAGTCCGATTGGGTCAGCGCTGTCGTACGCCACAGACGCTCCACACTAGAGGTAGCCTCTAGCGGCGCAGAATCATCGGCCGGTGCACTGAAGGTGTCGTCCTTGTAGACCCAACCGGCGCAAACAGGTGTGCCTGCCGGCACCGCAATACCGCAATCGATATCACCCGCCACAAGACCGGTAACCACGCCATTTTCGATCATCGCTTTCATTGTCAAACCTCCCATCGGACACGGGCGTTCATGCGGCCGGCGGCACTCAGGTTCTGTGCCCACGCAGCAATGGCCACCCGGCCCATATAGCGATCAGTAAAACCTCCCGCCGGCATGAACTGTGTTCCGACGAAATTGACGCCCGTGTCCTCACTGATCACGCCGTAATCGGTTTTGACGTTGTCATCGAAGTCAAAAATGCCGGCCAGGTAGGCACGGGGTTTACGCGCCCAATTCAACGTCACCGAGTAATTGCCATTGGCACCAGACCAGACACCAACAGCCTCAAGGCGAGCCTTGTTCGCCAACAGCGTCAGCGTAGGCAAGGTCCCGGCAGCCGTAGTCACTATTCTGGCCATCAACATGTCGATGCAGGTGGAATCGAAGCCACCGCCACTGACACCGGTTCCACCCTTCATCGACGCCGGGATCGCATCGGTATCCGCACCTTTTTGCGTGTAGCAAACCAGCGCCCCGTCACGCACCTGCATTCGCAGAAAATAGGTACTGTTGATGTCAAGCGCAGGCGATACCCACACTGGCGTCAACAACGCACGCGAGCGGGCCGCAGTGCCAAGGGTCACTTCCTCGCAGAGACTGACCAGGACACCGCCCGGCACCGACACGGTGCCACCCGCCGAGCCGCTGGCAGCGGTCACTGCAATGCGCCCATCCGCCGTGGCCACTGTCGGAAATGCCAACGCGGCGAAGGGCAAGGCTTCCTGCGATAGCACGCTCTTGAGCGCCCTGAGCAATTGATTCGACTCACTCTCGGAGGGCACCAGTCCCGCCGCACGAATCACGGTCAGCAACTCCTCGGTTACCGCATTGCCCCAAGTCGCCGGAATCAGCGATCCCGGCGTGCCGGTCAACGGATTCTCATCGACGAACCGGCCATCCACCAGACCCGAGCTGGGCACACTCTTCGGATAATCCATAGCTCATGCCTCCCTAGTCATAATTGATGTGCACCTTGGTATGCGCCGGCGCACTGCGGTGAATCAGGCATTCCAGCGCCGAGCCCGGATTGACGCCGAAGCGCTCTCCCCAATAGCTCGCGCCGAAGCGTCGCCCCAGCAGCAAGCGTCCGCCGGTGTTGAGCGTCCACATGAACTGCGCTTCCCAAGTGCCCCAATGCGCCGAGCCGAAACGCGAGCGGCCCATGCGTGGGGCTTCGAGTTCGGTGATGGTGGCGTTGGGGTAGCCCTGGCTTTTGGCGATGTCGATGTAGTAACCGACAGCCTGGCTGCCGACCGCGAGCAAGCGCCGGCGGACGGCGAGGCGGCGGTCGTCGAACAGTGGCGTGGCGCCCAGGCACGGGTCGGGCAGGTTCATCACCCGTTCCCAGTCCGGCACCAGTTCGCTGACGCCGGCCGGGTCCATCTCGTTGAGCAGGTCGGCGGCGCGGGCATCAAGGCGGGCCAGTTCGACGGCGACGCCTTGCAGCACTTCTTCCAGTTCCGGCACCCGTTCCGGGTCCCACGCCGGGCCACTGGGCAGCAAGGCGCGCAGCTGCGCCTGATATTGCGCGGCGGTTCTTATGCCCCCCATACGCAACCTCCGAAGGTGAGCAGTTCGCTTTGCCCGGCAGGCACGTCAGCGACCGGCGCAGTCAGGGTGTGATCGTACTCACCACCGGCGCTGCTGATGGCTTCGCGGATATGGCTGATCAGCAACGGCACACCCAGATCGGCCTCACGGTTGTGCAGGTCGCGCAATTGCGCTTCAACGGCGGCACGCACGGCGGTGGTGTCCGGGTTGACGCTCTTGAAGCGATACACCACCGGCACCTGAATCGGCCGCTGCACGTGCACTTCCGCAGTCACCGGACGCAGCGGTTCGATGTAGTTCTGAACCTCCGCCAATTGCTCATCGTTGGGCACCGGTTGCGGGTCTTCATCACGCATGATGAACACCGTCACCGTGCCCGGCCCGAGCAGGCCGCCACGACACCAGGCGCGCGTTACGCCCGGCACTTCCAGCGCCCACGTCTCGTAGTCACTGGCCGAGCCACCGTGGGGAATCACGCGGTAGGAACGAATCACCCGCGAGCGCAGCGACTCCAGACTTTCCCGTGCCACGCCGCCGCTGAGACCCGGCGCCAGCACCACGAAACTGTTGCCGACCACGCCGGCAATCGGTTGCACCGGTGTCAGCGCCAGACCGGCGTCGGCATTACCGAGGCTGCCGGCATCCAACGCCGCGATGGTAGTGGTGTTGCTGCCATTGACGGTGGTGCGTGCGGTGGTGACTTTGTAGGTGCGGCCATCGCTCGCTTGCAGCAGCGTGTCGACATCCAGCACGGCACCGGCCGTGGCGGTAAAGCTGACGCTGCCGGTGGCGACTTGCGCGGGTTTGCGCGGCTGGTTCAAACGCAGTGCGGCGATGCGCTCCAGGGTCGACTCATCGGCCTTGTCGGGCAGGATCTGCTCGGCAATCCAGTCGAGATAACCGTACAGACCATAAGCCGCGCCACCGAGGGTACGGGCCAGCACTTGCGCATCGGACTGGCGCAGCGAATCGCCGGCCAGGTCGCTTTGGGTACGCTTGATCAGCACCGGCAGCGAAGGGGTTTCAAACGGCATAGATCACCTGCCAACTGTTATCGGGGTTGATGTCCAGACGTTCGCCATCGGCCAGGGTCAGGACCGTGCGCAGGTTCAGGCGCTGGGCGTCGAGGCGTTCGCTG